CCACCAGCGATATGTTCTCTGATGTGAGAAACTCCATCGGCATTACCGGAATTAAATCCATGACGACTTGCTCCATGGCGTCGTCTATGAATCCGAGAAGGTTTACGGTATCGCTGAGAAGAGCCCCCGCATCGGTGGACTGCTCGTTTACTAAATCACGGACGGCCTGGATTATGGCGGCCTTGGTCATGGCCGGTCTCCCTAAGCCGTAATCTTGCTTCTGACGGTATCGACCGTCACATAGGCAGTCCCGTGGGTAATTGCGCTCAGATACAGGCCGTTCATAACCAGCGGCGGGTTGTATTCCCTATCAACTGGGTCTGCGACAGAGGCCCCCGTTTTGAGTTTGATTACATTCTGGGCGGTAGAACCGTCTGCGGCATATTCAGAAATAGTCAAAACGTCGGCCGCTGTCGTCGGCTCGAAATGAACATGACGGACATAAACCGTATTCCCGGCCGCTTTTACCGCTCCTACCGTGTCCAAAACCCAGAGGCGCGGATGAGTCGTTATATCATTGGCCATTTAAGCCTCCTGCTTTTTTTTATTTCCGCCGTAGCTCCATGATTTTCGGGTCTCCATTCTATGCCTTTCAATAACCCCCTCTGTAATCATGTCCACGGCTAATTCCAAATTTTTCTCTTTTGCCTCTCTCCTCTTTCTCTGCCAGAAAGCGAGTTCCTTTAATGGGTTGTCGTAAATGCCCATTTCCAATGCATCCAGCTTCATTTTTCTCAGCCGCTCCAAGCACTCGTCGTTGAGATGCGGCGTCCACAAGATGACAAGCGGCCCTCTTGCCCGGAGAATTTTCGGGTCTGGGACAGAAAGCGTCTTCCCCCCATCGGCCCTCAGGCTGAGATCAACGTCCTTGATGATGTAATAACCGTTCTTGTCTTCCGTGTCTTCAACCCGGTATGTGGGGTCGATTATTTTGAGTGATCTCTGGAAATCCTCGGGGACAAACATTACAGAGCCTTTATTTTCTGTGCCGTCTCAACGGTTGCGCTGGTAAATGCTTTCTCCGCATCAATCCTGGCGACTTGTTCTTTTAGAAATTGGACCTCGGATTTCGTCAGGCCGATTTCCTTTTCCTTTGCTTTCTCGGGATTCCAACTTACCGCGCCATTCGGATTCTGCTTGATCTCGAATTCCGTAATTTCTTCCTGGCTGAATCTCACTTTTTGCGCGATGTCCTGCTCAATGATTTTTGACAGCAAATTCGCCCTTTCAGGAAAAAACTCTGGAACGATAAGGCGGTCCCTCACGGTCGCGGAGAAGACCGTGATTCCCTCAGAATTTGTAGACATTCATACCTCCAATAAATAATTTAGATATTCCTCTCTGGACTGATAAAATTTCAGTCCAGGGAGTTCCTTGTCGGCCTGGGCATTCATCTCAAGCAAACGAACAAAAATTTCTGGATGTTTTGATTTGATGTGGCCGCAAAACCAGAGCTTGCATTTCAACGATTTTATTCGGCATCCGGTTTTGGGGTCCAGGTGCAAGCACGCCGAATTCTTCGAATCCGGCATTAGGGTCCCGCAACACGGGATTCCCCTCACACATCGCTCATTATTTATTCCGCAAAGATGGCTGAACCCATCTGCTTCTTTATAGAACTCGTCATACAGGGTCATCTTCTCGTCTACCTCTTCTTGGTCCATGAGTATTAGGGGGCCCAGTAGGGCCCCCCGTATTTCTTCTTAGCTAGGAACCGTATCGTAACAGTTGATGTAGAGAGTCTGCCCGGTAGCAACGTCGTAGACCTTGATATAGCCGTCAACATTTCCTTTGGCTGATCCGCCCGCGACTGCCGTAAAGCCCTCTTTGCCTGCGGCCGTCTGAAACGAAAAGGCGTTCGTCCATCCGGTTCCGCTGCCGGTCGTTTCAAAATGGATGCCAGACAGTCTCGCGCCGCTGGCGACAGCCTGAGTGGAGCGGATTTTCACCATCGCCGTCCCCGTGCAGGTGCTTGGCGTAAGCGTCCCCTGTGAATTGTCTTCGACAACAAGAACGTTTGCCGCCGTGCTTGCGATTGTGTTGACCCGCTGAGAGACGATTAGCGTCTGGATCGTGGCTACAGACGCCCCGCCGGACGCTGTTCCTCTGTCGTCCGTATCGATGAGGGCCCCATACATATTGCAGATGTTCCCGCCGGAATACTGACGGACATAGACCTGAAGCCCCCTGATCCCGCCATAAGATGTCGTGTTGGCTGCTCTGTTATAGCAGTTTATTCTTACCGCCTGATCGGAGTTTCCATCCCAGGATGAGCCCAGCGGATATCCGTCGGTTCTATCAGATGTGATCTGGACAGCCCCCGTTCTACACGGGACAGAGGCAGATTGAGGATACTGGCTCAAGATGAGCAGGCCCGAGTCGTAAGCCGTGGCCGCAATCGGGTTATAGCCCAAATTGATGCCGTATCTGGGAACGAATTTCCCATTAACGATATTCCCGGTTAAAGTCGCCATTTCTTCTCCTTCCTCTTGTCAGAGGATTAGGGGGAAGGCCCTGGCGGACCCTCCCCCAACCAAATGTTTATTTCGGCATTAAGCCACAGCCGTAGAGCCGTAAACGTAGAGAGTGTGCCATTCCCCTTTAAGGAAAATGCCGCACCAAACGTCTTCGTCGGCATTGAAAGTAATCGTCGTGCCGACAAGCGCGGCAGGGGTAACGACAACATCTGCGGCATAGGCCGTGCAGATCATCCAGAGCATCTGGCCCTCGGCCCCGTTGCCTAGCGTTCTCGTTTCCGCAGCACCGGCCTGGGTGATATTGATTACCGTATAGCCGGTCGGATCGATGACTTCGGCATCCGTTTCGCTGAGGTAGACCTTGCAGGTAAGGCCGCCGATCTGCGCCTTGTCAAAAATAGAGTTAGCTGCATGATGCATGGCTTTCTCCTTAAGTCGAGGAGTGCTTCACATATTGAAGCAATCCGATAGCCCTGGGCCTTCTTGCCGTCATCTGATAATACCAACGAAGATTGGCCGCGTATTCGTCCTTGCCCTGGACGCGGGTGAGGATATTCCCGGAATCGCCGGGAAGCCATTCAAGCCCGCCCCTCGAAGGCGAAGTGATTTGAACCGCATCGTTATTCCAGAAATACATCCGCCCATCCGGGCAGTCCTCGTCGTAGACGATGGGAATGCCTTTGGACTTTCCGCCGTAGAACTTGATGCCCGTCAAACCACCCCAATAACCGGGGTCATTGGGCATTGTTTTGTCGGCTTTAAGAATCTCGAAAAGAGCCCGCCAGACCGCATCGTTGGTCATGATCGCATCGACAAGGCCGTATCTTTCGACTTTCTGGATAACTTTCAGAATCTGCTTGTCTGTGACAACTGCGGGCGATCCAATCGCGGAACCCATATTAAAGACCTGGGCGCAAGCCCAAGTATTCGAGGTTCGATTGACGCCCTGGAATGCCGAAGACGCCGTGATCCCGATATAGGGGTTGCTGGCCGAGCAGATTCCATAAAGGCCCATAGGAACGCCTGTCCCGGCGGCCTCAGAGGAAGCATAGGTGTCGTGATCGAAAATAAAAGCATTGTCGGAGCAGGTTACCGCAGACGCCATTGTTAGCGTATCGGTCCCAGCACCTCCGAGTGAAATGCTTGAAATTTCGACATCCGAAACTTCCAGAACGCCGCTTGAATTGTAGATGTCAACAGACATCCCTTCAAACAGATACTGAGAGGGGTTGGTATATTCGTTTGAATCGATACCGAAAAGCCCCCAATTTGTAGTGTCGCCGTCTACCGTAACCGTGGTGGAAGCGGAAGATGCGGCAGACGTGATGGCCAAACGCCCCGATCCGTCGCCCCAGAACTGTTTATTCAGCTTATGTGGGGCATACATCATTAGGGCGTCAACCTCCGCCTTGACAAGCTCCTTGACCGCGCCAGCCCCTTTGCCGCAAGCGATGGCTAGGCCATCGAACTGCAGGGTCCCGTATCCGCCTCTCTTGAGGTAGTAGACGAATTCCTGATAGTAACCCTGATCGGCAGTCGGAAACGTAGATGTGCTTGAAGCCCTGAAGCTCTTGGGGGTGGCCGTAAGAACCTTGGTTACCCCGTATTTCCCAAGCAAATCTTCGGTATTGGTCTTGAATCTGTCGTAGACGGTGGTGTTCTCGTAAAGCGCAATTTCTAGACCGGGCTTGATATATTCAAGAAAAAGTTTGTTCAGCCCAGTCGTAGAAAGCGTTGCAACTGACATAGATTATCCTCCGTGGATCGCCTTGATCGTTTCGGGGTCCTCAAACCCCGCGTCTAGATATTCCTCAAATGACTTGCGCTTTTCTGTCGAACCTTTCGGCGGCTTGGTTTCCGAGCCTCGACTGAGGGGAGATAAACTCGGCGGGACCTTGGACTTCTTCGCCTCATTTTCGGCAACGGCCTGTGTCCCAAGTTTTTCCTTCAGTCTTTTGGCCAAGTTCGGATACTTCTCTAGAAACTCGTCCTCCGGCATATCGTCTGAGATGTCGGGGGCCGCGTTCTCTTTGGATTTCTTCTGCAGAAGATGGACCTCTCTGACGGCATCCTTGGTAATCTGGATTGCCTCTTCAACGGTCAACTCCCTTCTGGATTCTCCCAAGAGCTGTTCCTTCTTGGCCTGGACGATGGCCCGAAACTGCAACGCAGTCAGGTTTTCGCCTTGGTCATTTTTAATTTCATCAAAAGGATACTTCTCCCTTTCTTCGTTTATGGCCTTGTCCATTAGGTTCCTGATTTGTTCGGCCTTGGCCTCATTGAACATAACCCGCATTTCCTCCATGTCTTTTCGCATGGATGCTATGGCCTCGACCATTTTCTTCTCATGAGGCTGGGCATAAGTCGGATCAATATCAAACTGCTCGTAGATGGATTTCTTGTCGGCTGGACCGCTTGCTATTTCGGCCTTCGCCGCGAGTTCTTCATTGGCGTTCTGCGGCTCCTTGATGAGCCCGGAGTCTATCATCTTCTGAAGAAGCTCATTCATTTTAGATGACTGGGCTTCTATCTGGGAAACCTTTTCCTGGATTTCCTTCTCCGCATTTCTCCTGTCGTCCGCCAACATCTGCGTCTTTTTCGTGTAATCCGCGCCTTGCTGAGCGAGTTTGATAAGCTCTTCCTCTGAGTAGACCGGGACATCTTTCCCTTGAACCTTTAGAACCTTGTAAGGCTTCTTTTCAGGGGTGGAAGATTCCTTTGGCTTTTCCTCCTTACTTTTTTCGCCTTCGGCCTCGCTGGATTTTTCCTTGGCTTTGGCCTCGCGCTCTTGGGCCGTTAGAAGCTCAAGCTCCTCCCAGCCCTTTTCAAAATGGGAGTCAAAAGACGACTGTTTCGGCCCTCTTTCCGGGCTTGAAACTTGGTCCTCTGTGGGTTCTTTCATAAATTCGCTCCTTCGTTAAATTGGTAAATTGTCCTCGACGGTCTGCGTTTCCATCTCTCCGGCCCCTCCGGCCGGGGCCGATTGGGCCTGCGCCTGGGCTTGCTGTGCGCCGCCCTGCCCCATGACTTGGCCCGTATTCGGGTCGATTCCTTGGGCCATCGAAGTCTGGGCGGCGAGCTGAATGAACTGGACATGCATGGATAAGTGGCTTCCGAATGCTTCCCATGTCTCTGCGCTCCACGCCTGCGCCTCTTCACTTTTCGACATCTGGGCATGTATCTCAATGTGCTTTTGGTGGTCATCGAAGAACAAAACGATCACTCCGCCGTCCTTGAAACTGCGGTTGTATGTCCCGTCCATAAATGCCTGGTTTTCTCTGGTGGCTCGCTGTTCGTCTGCGATATCGCTTCTGAGGTCTTCCGATATGTCCCCTTCCCACAGGAGCTTGAAAATTTTATTCCAATCTATCGGAGCCCCGGCTTCCTTCATTTCCATAATCATCCTCTGCTGGATAGCTTTGGACTGATGGATGCTTACGCCGATGACCAACTTGACATCGTAGTTTCCCTTGAGATCGGCCCCGGAAAAATAGTTTATGGATGCCCTTTCGTTTCGCCCGATGACTTTCACTAGCCGCTTCTGCTCATAGTATTCGCCCATCATTTCCAGGCGGAATTGGGCCTCTTTTCTGAGCGTCTTGTTTATCTGCTTCACCATGGGATCGATTTTCAGGTTTTCCTGCTCCATCATCATGGCGTATAGCGAAGCGGGGGCCCTGGTCGCGTATTGTGGGAGCTGGGAGTAGCTTACCTCATGGACATTTGAAACGATGTCCTTAGCCGCCAAAAGGAAATCCCTATGGTTCATCACCTGCGGCGAAAGTTCGGGCATTGTCAGCGGCTTGATGTCATTCAGCCTGCCAGGTGCTACCTCTAGGATTTCAAATGAATCCGTGGTAAACGCTCCTTCTTTGACCACGGCCCCCTGTTCAAGCACCATTTTGGCTCTCCAGCCTTCTATGTGTTCGGAGACTATGGATTCTGTCCGATTGAATTCGCGCTGAATATCTTGGATATGATGAAGCGGCCCGGTTCCCCAAATCGAGTTCCCGTAACGCTTATAGGTGTATTTGAAGAACGGGATTTTCCCCAAAGCAGGATTTTCCTTCGCCCACAAGACAAGATTCGGGATTGATATAATAAGCCTTCCCTTCGGATACTTGTCTGACTTTTTTTCCCAATAATACCTGACGATGTATGTGATCTCGTCCCTGTCCTTTTCCCTTTCCTTCTCATACATCCCCTTGTATTTTTTCCCGGAATCCGACCCTTCTGCGGCTACGGCCAAATCCTCTTTCGTCAAATCGTCGAAGTTTTTGAGGATTTCATCTTCCGTAACTTCTGCTATTTCGACGAGCCATCGGCATTCGTCTATCGTCTTCGCGGTTGGGTCTGGGCGTATGTTGAAAACCGAGGGGACGACGCCGATAAGCTCCCCCTCCTGCTTTTCTGCGGAACCCTCTTTCTCATTCTGAACCCAGCCGAACGATCC